GAACTAGATAGATTGGAACGAGCTGTTGGTAAGTTCCTCCCTATTATCCATCATGAACTACCTCCTAAACCTGTAGATATTGCTGAGAACGAAGAAGCTCGGCAGTCATACAGAAGAGCATGTGCTGAGGTACATAACCTACAAGCACAAGAGTTTAGGAAGTCGTGTCGTACTCGTATGACGATGGAGGCAGTAGCTAGGTTTAAGGAACGTGATAAGTTCTATATTCCGTGGTCGTTTGACTATCGTGGTCGTGCTTATCCAATTCCTGCCTTTCTTACTCCACAAGATACAGACTTTGGAAAAAGTTTGTTGAAGTTTGCTGATGAGTCGTATATGACTCCTGAAGCAGAGGACTGGTTAGCATTTCAAGTTGCTACTACTTATGGTCTTGATAAAGCACCTATGAGTGAACGACTTGAGTGGGTAAAGAACAACTCTTATCTAATTACTTGTGTCGCTTCTGATCCCATCAAACACATTCACGATTGGGAAGCAGCAGATGAACCATGGCAATTTCTGGCGGCATGTGATGAGTATTATCATTGTGTACTTGTTTGTGATCGTCATTTTACAAGTCTCCCAGTAGCTACAGACGCTACATGTAGTGGTCTACAGATACTAGCTGGGTTAGCACGTGATAAGAACACAGCTAAGTTAGTCAATGTCTTACCTTCTGACCGTCCACAAGATGCTTACAAGGTAGTTGCAGAGACTGCTACACCTTACTGTCCTAAGTCTATCCGACCTTACATGGATAGAAAGACTGTTAAGCGTGTCGTCATGACAGTCCCTTACAATGCCAAGCCATTCTCCAACAGAGGCTACATCAAAGAAGCCTTGGCTGAGAAAGGTGTTGAGATTGATAAAGATGACTTGACACAGACTGTGGTCGCTGTTAGAAATGCTATGGATGAGGTTGTACCTGGTCCTATGGCTGTCATGAGCTGGATTGAAGACGCTGTAACTGAGGTTATCAAATCAGGACCGGGTAAATGGGATGAAAAAGAAGTCAAAAACCCTGACTGGAAAGAAGGGTCTGATCTTCCAAAAAAAATCATCAAACGACGTTGGATGTGGACGTTACCTTCTATTTCCTGGACAACCCCATCTGGTTTTGTCGTTACCCAGAAGCTCATGAAGAAAGATACTGTACGTATTGACTTACAATTACTTGGTCGTTGTCAGCTAACTGCCGCCATTGATGAGTCTGAGGAAAACGATCTTCAGCACCACCGTAACGCAACAGCACCCAATCTAATCCATTCCCTTGATGCATCTTTGCTACACTTCAGTGCGTTGGCTTTTGACGCACCGATCGCTCTCATTCATGACTCTGTATTGTGTCGTGCTACTGACATGTCTTCACTTAGTACAATCGTACGAGAGACATATATGCACCTCTTCGCAGAGCATGATTACCTGCAAGACTTCGCTCACCAGATAGGAGCGGAGACTGACCCACCGATCATTGGAGACCTTGAACCGGAATCCGTGATTGAATCCACCTACTTTTTTTGTTAATGGCACGTACTATCCACAAAACTGAACAGCCTGTTGTCCTTGAAGGTTATCAAGCTGTACTGAAGCCAAGTAAGTTTGGCTATTCCCTTGCTGCACTTGTTGGTGAGGAATTGATTGATGCTCTTGAGGCTGACCGTGCTGAGTCACTTCAATGGGCACAAACTAAACTGAAGAACCCTAAGCGTTCTACTCTCAAGCCTGAGCCTTGGGAAGAAGTGTCTGAAGGTCAGTATAAGATTAAGTTCTCTTGGAATGAAGAAACCAAACCGCCTGTCGTCGATACAGAAGGCACGCATATTACTGATGCCGATACACCTATGTATTCTGGTAGTCGCGTTAAGCTTGCGTTCTATCAGAAACCGTATATTCTCCGTGATGGAGTCACGTACGGAACAAGTCTTAAACTGGTTGGTGTTCAACTGGTGTCATTGTCTGCATCAGCTGGTGTAGATACTGGAGACATGAACCCTGATGATGTTGCTGCATTGTTCGGCAAGACTGAAGGCTTCAAAGCTGGCGAGCCTAACGTAACCCCTTCCACCATTGATGAGGATGACTTCTGATGATTGAACTTAACATTTTTAAAAACGAAGAGCTTGGTCTTTACCAATGCGACATGACTGCTAAGCTTCCCCCGATCTCTGTAACTAAGTACAAGAAATCCCGTGACGACTTCCGTTATGAGATGCAGCGTGCAGTTAATGAGATTGTGGATGAACTTATTGAACAAGCGTTGGAAGACGCATAATGGCATTCCGCTCCAAGCTTGAGGAGAAGGTTGCTGATTTACTTGTTGAGCTTGGAGTAAAGTATGAGTACGAAACCACCAAAGTCCCTTACGTTATTGAGCACGTTTATACACCTGATTTTATTCTACCCAATGGTGTTGTGCTTGAATGTAAAGGTTACTGGGATTCTGATGATCGGAGAAAGATTAAGGCAGTTAAAACGCTCAATCCTGAACTAGATCTACGTATGGTATTTCAAGCTCCTTTCAATACAATCAGCAAACGATCTAAAACTACATACGCTAAATGGTGTGAACGCCATGACATACCGTGGACATCATTCCACAACATCCCACTCAAATGGCTCTTATGACATACGGTACACCTGAGTTTTACAAAGAACAGTTCATGGACTTTCTGGGTGATGCACAAGCTGATCAACCTGAGTACGGTGATGCAATCATCAAAGGGTTTCTACTAGCTCTGGATGATTGGATTGAGTATCACATGAACCAAGCAACACATTATGCAGAACTCAGTGAGCGAATTTCTGAGGCACTCGGAGTGTCTTAATTGCGGATCATCTGATGCTAATAGTGTGTATTCAGATGGTCATGAATATTGTTTTGTTTGCCATCACTACACACACGGTGATGGCGAACCTTCTTTACACATTCATCAAACCAAACGTGTGCAAATACTAGGTTCAGCCGAACGGCTGCATAAACGCAACATATCTGAAAAGGTATGTCAACAGTATAAAATCTACCGTGATGGTGATCGTTTACGTTTCTACTATCATGACAGTTCTGGTATCCCTGTTGGTGCCAAAGTAAAAACCAAAGACAAACAGTTTTCGTATGAAGGACAATCACCTGGAACCTTCTTTGGACAGCATCTATTTCCAATCTCTGGCAAACGAGTTGTCATCACCGAAGGAGAACTCGATGCAGCTTCATGTCAAGAAGCTATGCCGGGGTGGCCGATGGTATCTTTACCTAGCGGTGCCGCAGCTGCAAAGAAAGCGGTGCAAAGGAATCTCGAATGGTTACAAGGCTATGATGAAGTTGTCTTGTTCTTCGACAATGACGAGGCTGGGCGTCAGGCGACGCAGGAAGCGGCAAGCGTACTGCCACCTGGCAAGTGCACGATCGCTAACTTACAAAATGATTACAAAGATGCGTCAGACGCCCTCACTGCCAATGACGCTCAATCGATTCGTGAAGCTATATGGAACGCACGACCTTACCGTCCAGATGGGATCGTTGACGGAAAAACACTTCTCGAACTTGTAACTACACCATCACCTGCTGCAGATCATGACTACCCATTTCAAGGATTACAATCAAAGCTTCACGGGATCAGGTATGGAGAGCTTGTCACGATCACTGCAGGATCTGGTATCGGCAAATCCAGCTTCTGTCGTGAACTTGCAACTCACCTTCTTGACAAGGGGGAGCGGGTCGGTTATCTGGCGTTGGAAGAATCCAACCGTCGTACAGCCCTAGGACTTATGTCCGCCCATGTAGGTAAATCATTACACCTTGGAGAACATGACAGACAAACGCTCACCGATGCCTATAACGATACACTTGCCCGTTGGGACTTGTATTTGTTTGACGGTTTTGGTTCCTTTGACCCTGACATTATCTACAATCGCATTGAGTATCTCGCCTCAGGACTTGATACAAAAGTCATCTTCTTGGATCACCTCTCAATCCTTTTGTCGGGATTAGATGGTGACGAACGTCGGATGATTGACACTACAATGACTCGATTACGTTCTCTTGTTGAACGCACCGGTATTGCATTGTTCCTGGTTTCACACCTCAAACGTACATCATCTGATCAGAACCATGAAGAAGGGGCTAGAGTTACACTTGGACAATTGCGTGGAAGTGCAGCGATTGCACAACTATCTGACGCATGTATTGGACTTGAACGCGACCAACAGAGCGGATCTAAACACTCTTCTACAACTGTTAGAATCCTCAAAAATCGCTATAGCGGCGAAACTGGCGTCGCCTGTCAACTAAGTTACGATCTACCTACCTGTAAATTCTATGAAACTCAAGCCGAACCAGAATTTGACGCAACCACAGACTTTTGAGTCTCCGCATCAACAAGCTATTCTGACTCCACCTAACCCGCCTACACCTGAGATGGTAGAGCGTGCTAAATTTATAGATAAGACATACCGTTGGAACGGTCGCTAATGCTAATCTTTGATTTAGAAACTGACGGACTTGTACGTGATGTTACCACCATCCACTGCCTTGTTATCTATGACACAGAGACAGATCAAACGATGGTCTTCAATGATCAATCGTTTAAAAGAGCTAGTGATAAACCCGCGTCGGACCCGCTTGTACGAGGTGTCCAGCTCCTTGAAGATGCTGATCTCATTGCTGGTCATAACATTATTAATTATGACCTTAGCGTTATCAACAAACTTTATCCTTGGTTTAGACGTATTGGTGATTGCCTGGATACTCTTTTGCTTAGTCGTCTTTATCACCCGAACATGATGGATCTAGACAAGAAGCAGAAGTGGGAAGGTATGCCACTCAAGTTATATGGTTCACATAGTCTTGAGGCGTACGGGTATCGCTTGGGTGAAGCCAAAGGTGACTACGGTAAGACTTCCGATTGGAAGGAGTGGTCACAAGAAATGCAGGACTACTGCATACAAGATGTTAAAGTTACCACCAAACTATGCGAGCACTTCCGCCCATACCTAGCTGGGTTGCGCTAGAACACGAAGCAGCCCATGTACTTCAACAACAGGAGAATCATGGATGGTGTTTTGATGAAAGAGCTGCATGGGAGCTTACATCGGCTCTCCAAAAAGAATTGGAAGAGACTCATAAAATACTACGAAACCGGCACCCTTTCGTCAAAGGCGAGGAGAAAACTCCTAAAAGAAATAACAAAACACAAGGCTATGTTCTTGGAGCAACGTTCACACGACTAAAAGAATTTAACCCTACATCAAGAGATCACATTGCATGGATTCTTACGACCTTTTATGGATGGAAACCCACCCAGCTGACTGCAACTGGGAAGCCTATTATCGACGAACCGATTCTGAAAGAGATTGGATCAGAAATTTCTATGATGTTTCTGAGATGTTTGACGGTAACGAAAATGCTTGGGATGCTCTCAGAAGGCGTGAACGGGTGGCTGAAGCTTGTTACGAATGAACAGAGGATACATCACCATTGCTCAGTCGCAACCTCCACATTTAGGTGCGCTCACCGTAACCCAAACCTCGCCCAAGTGCCAAGCGACAGCAGATTTAGAGAACTCTTTATACCAACTCCGGGTCAAGTTATGGTCGGGGCTGATCTTGCTGGGATTGAGCTTCGGATGCTTAGCCACTTCCTTGCTCGTTATGACAATGGGAGATACGCCGACATCCTCCTCAACGGAGACATCCACCAAGTCAATGCCGACAAGATAGGAATTTCACGTAAGTTAGTTAAGACTGTTACGTATGCGTTCCTATATGGTGCCGGTGATGAGAAAATCGGACACAGCTATGACAAACTTCTTTCATCCCAAGCCGCCAAGAAAAAAGGAAAGGAGATCAGGCAAGCCTATATTGAGGCAATTGATGGACTCGATAAACTCCTGGAGGCAATTAAGAAAGCTTCAGAGCGAGGATTTATCAAAGCTCTCGATGGTAGAAAAATTATCGTGGATTCACCGCATAAAGCGTTGAACTACTGCCTACAAGGTAACTCTGCTATACTGGCTAAGCGGTGGATGGTCATCAACCAAAACAATTTGAAACTATTAAACCTATGCTGCAGTCAGCTAGCCTTCGTACATGACGAGTTACAGTTTGAGTGTTCACCCGAGCACGCACAAGACCTATGTTCATCCTTGGTACTCAGCGCTAAAGAAGCTGGAGAGTACTACAAACTCAGAGTCGAAATCGACGCTGAAGCAACCACCGGAAAAAACTGGAGTGAAACCCACTAATGAGAAGTAAAACCCTTATGGGTCAGAAAACCCATGTCCCCTTCAAGTCGAAGAAGACCTTGCAAGGTATGGGGAAAAATAGCAAGACCAAACCTGGTAAAAAGAAATACAGGGGTCAAGGTAAGTGAAGCTACTTGTAGACGCCGATTACGTCGTTTACAAATGCTGTGCCGCTGCCGAAACAGAAGTCGATTGGGGTGATGATGTAATTTTAGTCACAAGTAAATTTAGTGAAGCCTACGCTGCTGTAAAGCGTGAACTGAAAAAACTTACTAACAATTTTCTATGGGATGTTCCCGAAGTAATTCTGTTTTTTAGCGACAGTGTAAACTTTCGTAAATCTATCCAGCCCGCATATAAAGGGCACCGCAACCGTAAGAAACCTTGCGGATATAAACGGGTCATTAACCAACTCAAGACTGAGTATGAGGTTATTGTGATGCCGTCACTTGAGGCTGATGATGCCCTTGGTATCTACGCCACAGCTAACCCTGGCAACATCCTATGCTCACCTGACAAGGATATGCGCCAGATTCCTGGTAAGTTATTCGACATGTCAGAAATGATGAA